AAGGTATTCCAGCCTCCGTGAACTGCCTTAGTTCTTGACCACGCAGAACGGATGCAGCACGGACCTGGCCATAAGCCAAAACCAGACGGTTCATATCAACCCCTAAACCAGCAGAAATGTCGGCCAAACGCATTGTAACATCAAATAATTTATCGGTCTCAATCCGATAAGCAGACAATTGTTTAGTAAACGAGACCAAGTCCTTTATTTCAAATGGCGATTTTATGGCCGCCGCCTTTAACTGATTAAATAATTGCTCAGCTCGATCCGTGTCTTGTATTATTCCACCTAAAGCCACTCGCTGCATCTCGAATTCAGCCGTAACTTCGCGAATGTTTTTAATAAATCTCGTGGCCGAATGCAACCCAATTAATGTGATAGAACTTTTAATTAAGGCGCCTAAATGTGCCCCACTAGTTGCGAGCCCATTATTCCATTGCTGAATATACTCGTGTCCGCGCCTGAAACTTGCGGCCATCTCTTCCCCAGCCGTTCTGATGCGGCTAAAACTAGCAGCAGCCGTAACAGCTTTCCCTGAGATTCTATCAAGTTCTACCGAACATGCGGACAAAAAAGAGCGGGTTTGAGATATTTTAACATTTACATCATCTATCTGTTTTTGGTATGGCTTAGTGAATCCGCCAGTAGAGGTTTTTTGAGCGGATAAATTTTGTTTCCGTGTAAGCTTATCAAGGCTAGCGGTATATTTTAGTAGGTCTTCTTCAGCCCGCTTCATATTAATTGACAATACCCGGGTCATTGAAGAAGAAGCATCGCCAGCACCCTTGATCTTCACCTCAAGAAGATTAGCGGCTTCTAACAAATTCTTTTCATCAGCGCTCAAGCCTCCACCGAGAAGATTAAATCCTCCTTTTGCCGCCATCTTATCAATCCTGGCATTAATTTGATCAAGCGCATCCCGGAATTGGTTAGTGGATGTTTTCGCATCGTCAAATAGCTCAACAAGGACCTTTTTAGACTTGCCGATTTTTACATCAATAAACAATGATGCCGGCGCTGATTCTATAACAGATTGCAGCGGCTTGATGGCTGTTTTAACTCTGCTCGCCGCATCCTGGAACGCCTTATCTATATCAATTACTACCGGTATTTCAACTGCCATAACTTTCTTGTTTTATTATGTGATTCTGAATATCTTCCAGTGTCTCGGGCTTCTTGCGCTGGACGCCGATTCCGAAGCCCGCCATGATGTCCCGAATCTCCTCGTCTGACCTGCGGGACTCCTCATAGGTCACGACTGTCTCTTTCTCTGATTTCTCGAAGTCATAGTCGAAATAGCCCTTGTCGATCATGATCATCGAGACCAAGTTGCACGAATCCAGATACCAGTAGCGGAACCATGACCAGAAGTTGTAGTTGCCGTACACGTATTTGATCCGCTCGTTGTGCTCGGACTCCGCGAATGCGCTCCCTACTTGTCTTCCTCCTTTATCCCTAAAGCGTCCGTCTCCAACATATTCATTACGCTTTCCAGCCGCTCTTGCGCTTGCTTGGCGGCTTCGCCAACCGGTCTCATATAAAGCTCGCGTTCCTGCCTTGAGATATCCCAGTTGGCCTTGGAAAAACCCAGATCCCCGCTGACGACTCCCGCCTCGTTTATCCTGAAGGTTGTCTCGTTGCCCCGGAGTTGCAGTATATGCCATTTTATCCACCACAGCCATGGACAAAAGATAGCCCAGTTGCCGAGTAGGTAGTATGCGGCTTTCTTTGAGTGGAGGGAATACAGTTTTCTGGTCAACTTTTTCGCCTCCTTTTGCGGCACGCCTTCCTTGCCCCGGGCCTCAAGGACTTGCGCCTCTTGCTCCAAAAGGACAATCCTCGTCTTCACGGCCTGGGCCACTTGGCGGATATGATACTTGCGACGGCCCACCTTGATGACGCAGGGAGCCCCGGTCATCGTGTCATAAGCGCCAGAAAGAAATCGTTCGGTTTTCTCCATACGGTTTTAATTTAAAAAGGGCGGGCGCACCGGCCCGCCCAAGTGAATAATCAGCCCTAGGCTTTGATTACTTCTCAACGATCATACCGGTCGCGAGGACAGTCTGGCCCTGGTCGTTACGGTTGTCCACGTTCTCGGCGAGAACCACGGCGTGGATACGGTAAAGACCGTCAGAGAGGGTCAGGTTCGAGGTGATCTTGGCCTTCGGATAGATCCAGGCGCGGTTGAGCTCGTCGTTAAGGACACCGATAGGACGGGTCATAACGGGGAGAGCAGTACCGTAACCGACAGCGGTGACAGTGTTGTCAGCGGTGTCGCCATCCCAGAACAGTCCGGTGAGGGTCGTTCCGGTGATGTCAGTTCCCGCAAGGAAAGCCTTGACCATAGCGGGAGAGGTGGAGGCGATGTCGAAGGAGAAACCGAGAGTGCCGGCGGTGACACGCGCGGTGATGAGGTTTCCCTGCTCGTCGAGGATCTCGTCAGTGGAGACATCCTCGCCCTCCCAGGTGGTGGAGTCCTGGACGATCTGTCCGAGGGACTTGGGGTTGGTAAGGCTGGAGAGTGTGGCCCCAGCGTAGTCGGCGATAGGTTCAAAGATCACAAGGTCGCCCTGGCCGGCGAAAAGCTTCTGGGCAGCTTCAAATTTTTGGATAGCCATATCTTGTTCGTGTTTTAATTGTTAAAGTTATTGGTTGTTGCCCATCTCAAATTGAGACTGGTCACTGAATATCCCGAAGTCTGATTCGGTGTCGTGGGAGTTATGAATCGCGGGGCGTCGTATTTGTAGACATAATTGTCGGTAACGAGGTTCTTGTAGTGCTCTGTCTCTTGATTAGTCTCAGGATCTTTTATACGCTCTATGAATATTTCGTCGATTTGACTCAGAAGTTTCTTCGTACGGTTCTTCTTGACAGAACCGTCGTCATTCAGTTTGCAGTAGAGGCTGACCATAAGAGACCCTCTGGCGTAGTTGGTGTCCATCCCGACTCCCTCAATGTCGCCGTTGATGTATATCACGACGAAATCCGTGGGGAGCTGGTTGGTCGGTCTCTCCCAGTCAGAATAGACCTTGACCGGAGAAGAATCCTCTCCGACCGTGATCTGGCCGGTCAAGTAGTCGCGGAGCTCGACATCGGGTTGTATGTGGGACGGATGGATCATTTTAGGGCTTTACCATTAATCTTGACAAGTTTGTGGAGAGTTTATAAGACATAACATCGTAAAACTGAGCCTCAAGTTCCTCGGCATAACCGGCGTGGCGACCTTCCTCGTTGACTTTCTCGGCGTAGGGAACACCGATGATAAGCTGTGCTTGAAGGGCTTTGGAGCCTTTCCAATAGGTGTGTTCCGCCCGACCAGCCACATCACGGGCCCACTCGGAGCCTATGATGCCAGTAATTTTCGGGTGGTCCATATGCTGGCCTTCAGTATCACTGGAAGCGGGAGGCATAAACCGTATAGCGATGGTCTTATTTCCCTCAGCCAAACGGACAGCGATACTGTCATGCAGGTGACCGAGATACCAGGGGTGCGTAGCGTCACCACCAAACTTCATGGTTCGTCCATTTTTGCTCGTGGCGGTCGTGCTGCGCGGCCATTCCGCATCAGTATCACGAAGCCATGTCTCAGCGTCCTTGACAAGGTATTGCTTACCTCGTTCATTAATTTGGCGGCCACAATCAAGCAGAGCCTCAGAGAAAGCCTTGTAAGTCTTCCCCCAGCTCGCCATTCGGCCACCATATGAACGCTGTATCGCCATACCTATTCTCCTTGCGCTTGTTTCAGTTCGATTCTTGTCAGTTGGACGTTCGTTCTCCAAGGCATGTTAATGTCGCGGACTATCCGCACCACCGAGGTTATAACCCGGTCGAACTCGGTAGTAACCGTGGCGGAGTCATTGATCCGGACCTGCACCTCGACGCCGGGGATGAAGATGGTGGGGCTCCGGGTGATTATTGACCGGGAGTATCCCGTGCCACCCTCCTCGTAAAGGCAAGGCCCGTCGTAGATAATCTCGGGGTCAACCGGATTATCCCACTCGTCCCTGCCCCCGTTATCCCGGGTGATAAGGCAATGGTCCCGAAACTCAATGAACTGCATACCTCAGATTGCTAGCGTCATACATCTCGCTGGAGGACTCGTCATCCTCAATGTCAAAGCCCCATTTGGCCCGGAGAGCGTCGCCCATGGACTTGAATCTGGCGCGGTCCGCCATGGTGATGGTGTAACCGCCCCTAGAAGCCCGGACGTCGCCGACTTGCTCGGAATAACCTCCGCCAGCGAAAACTCCCAACACCGAATAGTAG